GCTCCGCAGCTGCTTCGCCCCGTATATAGATTTTCTTGGAAATTTCCATATCCCCGGTAGGATATCAGGCGGGCAGTGTGTCGCACAAGGCCTGATCTGGACAGGACAGACCAGATATACTATATGGAACACCAATATTTTATCGACGATGAACTAAATCCCATGCGCTGCGCACCATGCGAGATAGCAAGGAAGGCACTGCTCCGCCGAATAAAGAGCACAAGGCCTCATTTTTAAACGGCACTTCCAATATTTACCGCATGCGCTGCAGAAGTGTTTATGTACGCTGAACTTTCTAGCCACTGCAGTTATCCTCCTGGTCTGGTCAGACCAGGGCATAACAGGAGTAGCCGAAGTTTTCAAGTGGAAATATTGGACTAGCTAGACATCGAACGGGATCGGCTGCCACTGGTGGCGGAGGTTCATCAGGTCCACATGCAGGTAGGGACTCAAAACGTTTCCGCTGTTGCCGCTCTCCGCAATCGCATCCCCCCGCTGGATGCGCTGTCCGGGGGTCACATGGGAGGCCTTAAGATGGGAGTACTTTATCACCCAGGAATCGAACCCGATTAACATCACGAGCTGCAGTATGTAAAGGCCGGCACCTTCCTTTACATTGAGGGGGCTCTCGAAGCGCGACCTGACAACCACCCCGTCAGCCATCGCCCGGACGACGGTCCCGGGTGGGCATTCAAAATCAGTGCCGCGATGTTGCCCGAAACCGTCGGCGGCCTTGATCGGTAGCCAGAACCCATTATCGGGGTCGACGGACCAGTCGTACTGGCGTCCCTTGTCCCCGTAGTAGGCCTTGATCGGCGCTTCAACGGGAGCGAGGAAGCGCACGACGCTTTTTTTTCTTGCCATCGACCAGGCTGCGATCGGTCCACCCGCATTTTGGACATTTCATCTGATACGACGGGCCCGGCCAGACCACGCCGTCGACCTTGACCTTTTTGTCATGAAGCAGGCACCGTTCGCACAGAACCTCGGTCTTCCATTTCTTACGCACATTCCCTCAAATGGTTAACCGATTTGAGTCGTTGCGTTGGCGCGCCCATACAGCCCCATTGCTCCGAGAAACGTCAGCGCCATGCTGTAAAAAGGGCTGGCGACAATATGTCCCCCGGTGAAGTGCTTGTCCGCGAATCCGACGATTGCGAGCAAGATCGTGATGATATCGGACCACATCGTTTTGCTCTGATACCAAGGTTTCGTTGGCATGGTTGCATCCTCCTGTAGTTTCAACTTTGAAGCGACGGCTTTACCGGCGATCTTTGCGAAAAAGTTCTCGAACATGGCTAGTTCAGCTCCTTTAAAACCCACATGTACTGTTGTGGCTTGTTCTCGTCGATATCCACGTGGATGTGATGCGGCAGCAGCTTTGATGGGATGCCCGTGCTCTGTTTAACGTAAAGCCCGAAGCGCACGAATCCGGCCTTATGCAACCCCCAGAGGATCCGCTCTAAGCTGTGATCATCCTGCACTTGCAGATCAACGGCCAGCCCAGAAAGGTGCGCCGAGTCAGCCGCGGCGCCATGAAGGCAAGCGTTCTGTTCGGGAGTGCGTTTGCCAGAGGTAATGGTGAAAGGGACGCCGGCAACATCCCGGGCACTGTCCAGCATCAGCATCAATCGATCGTCGAGGCCGACGATTAGCGGGTCACGGATTGGATCGAAAAATTTGAACGTCATATTGTTTACTCCCGTCCACGAGAATCTCACGCTCCAGCTCATCCTGGGATTTGACCACCAGGCACTGAACGCACTGCCAAGCTGTCCCCATAGGTTCATCCCAAAAAATCCTCAATTCGGCGCCGTCACTCTTGCACAGCCTCTTCGGTCGCACCATCGGTGGCCTCCGGGGGCGGCGGTGCGACGTGCCGCCTTCGTCTACTGCCACTCCGCTTTGAAGGTTTCTCCGCTGTCAAAGTCGTCTTCGGTTTCAGTCCGACGGCGACGCTTATCTTGTCGAAGTCTCTTAACACGAGCCCGCTCAGCGAAAGGATCGCGACGGCGATCGCGGTCCAAAACTTCCAGCGATTTTCTGAATCGCGCTCGGCCCTGAGTTCTCTCTTCCATAAAAGCTCAACCTTCTTCGCGATGCCTGGATTGCCCAGCGAATCCATACCCAGCATTGCTTCGAGACGGGACATCTTGGTTTCCTGGTCGTGGATCCGCTCGATGAGCCCGCCCGTATCTTTCTCCGTGTCGCCGCGCATCGTCCGATCGACCTCGTCCAGCCTCTCGGCCTGATCGTCCAAGCGATCGTTCTGCACCGTCTCGCCAGCGGTCAGTGCCGCCAAGCGATCGTCTACGCGCTCGCGCCACTTTCGGTCTTCCTCTCTCTTAAAATGTGTTTCGTTTTCATCCACGCAGACCTCAGTGGGCACCGGCCTGCTGCATGCCCATGTTCGCCGCTTGCGAAAACGCCATGTTGTATTCGGGGTCGCGTTGCATCAGGGTGAAGTGATTGGCGACTATCGATTGCTCTCCGCGCTGCGCCGCTTGGTTAAACATCGGCATATAGGAGCGCAGTGCGGGGTTCGCCATCATCGTGTCCATGATCCACTCAGAGCCACGGCGACCCGCGATCGATAACGGCTCGTGGAGCGCCCTGTGGCCCAAGACGGCGCCAAGTCCCATGCCTTCAACGCCTAATCCATGTCCGAGCCCTGCGCCGACCATACCAGCGGCGATCTTCGATGGCAGGCCCGCCGGATTTTCCGGGGTCGGGCCTTTAAATTGCCGCAGCAGCAGCGGGGTCTCGAGATCTTCGCCCGTCAGGTCCTTTGTTTTGCCCAAAATGCGCTGCGTCTCGAACTTGCTGCCCACCAAGGCCTTATCAAGCCGGCCCGCAGAGGTATCGGAGGGCAGAATCTCGCCTTCGCGGCGCTCAAGGCCGAACTTCTTGGCAAAATCCCGTGCGGTGGAGAGCTGCTCCTCAACCAGGCCCATCTGCTTGGCATATTCCGGGTTGTTTTGCTTCAAAACGTCATCTAACCCGCCGCGGAGCTTCATCAACCCCTGTTCTTCGAGCGTGGGCTGATAGGTCGGGTCGAAGCGGATACGATTCCAGTTGATGTCCTTGTCGATGTCCCGGACAATGGCTTTCAGATTCTGTTCGCTGACCGTGGAGTGAAGGCTCTTAAGCGAGTCCTCCCAAGATCCCAGGGTCTTCGCCGCAGATCCCGCTTCATCGCTCCGGCCTCCGACCGCATTTCGCGCCGATTTGAGGACGTCAAAGACCGCGTCCTTGGGGATCGCGCCGTCGTTCAGGTAGGGCGAGCTCGAAAGCAATCCGTCGGCATAGTCGCTCACCCCGGATGCGGCGGTTTTGAATTTGTTGAAGACGTCCGGCAGGCCCTGAGTGAGCTCCTCGACGCTGGCGTCTTTCATCCCAGGATTTGCCAGCTTCGCAGCAACCGCCTCCGGGCTCGTTGCCATCCCGAGCAATTCCGTCGGCCCGGGCAGCATCTGCGCCACCTTGCCGACCGTGCCTCCTATCCCGCCACCGATAAGGCCAGCCTTCGCCGCCTCCTCGGGGTTTTTGAGCAAGTCGATATTCGAGATCGCGGATGCAGCTCCCAATCCGGCATTGGCGAGCACCGGCGACGCCATCATGGCCTCCCCGACCCCTGGGATAGCCAGCGGAGCCATAGCGCCGGTCACCGCCCCTGCTCCATAGGTGATCGGGTTTGCCGCCTTAGCCTGCGCAGCTTTCTGGTTCCACTCCTCAAGGTTCTGAGAATAGGAGCCAGGAGACACCGCGGCGATCGCCTGCGGGGCCAACGGGAAGTTGTTTGCAGCCCCGCGCCCGAATGACTCGAGCTGCCCGATCTGCGGCGCGGGCTCATCAGAGAATAGGGACGCGTCTGCTTTTGGAGCTGGAGCGTCGGTAAAGAGATCAGAGTTCATTGTTTTAAGTGGTATTTCTGCGTGATCGGCGACCATTCATAGGTCTTGCCGTCCTTCACTGTCGTCGGGCCAAGCGGTCCCCCGGCCTGCGTCGTCGCTCCCGGCTGTAAATGGCCCGTCGTGGGCGCGGTCAGCCCAGCTTGTTGCTTCAGGGCCGCATTCGTTGCCGTCGGCAACATGCTCGCAATCGGGTGCTCGCCGAGCTGTTTCAGCGCCTCGGCACGTTTGCCTTCCTGCTGGATCCCGATCTCGGCCTTGTGATAGTTGTTCTCGACGATGAGCTGCGCCTGGTGGAATAGGTTTTCCATTTCCTTGCCGCCAAGATCGGCGGCGACCTTCGACACGGTCTCCACGTTGGCAGCACTCATTTTGGAGAGCGCCGCTGGGCTGTAGCCAAGCTTCGCGAGCAGAGGAGCGTAGGCTTGACGGCTGACCTGTGATATTTTCGAGTTCGGGTCCATCTTCTCGAGCTCCATGCCCGCGCCCGTTTCTGCGAGCTTCCCTTTTTGGGCGGTATCAAACGCATCCAGCGCGCCCTGCCTCGCGTCCTTTTCCGATTGGAGCGACTTATCCAGGAAATTTGAATCGCGATGCCCGTATCCTCCGGCAATCGCGTCCCCTGCCATCGCCAGAGCGTTTCCGATACCTTGTCCTTTGCTTTTGGTCGCCTGGTCGAGGAGCATCGTGTAAAGCTCGTTCCGTTTTTCTGGAGTGTACGCGCCATAAAGCTGGCTCCCAGCCCCCTGGGCCTGGGAAAGCACGTCGCTCATGCTGGGCATTGGCGGAGGCGGCATTCCGGGCAACGACGGCGCAGGAGGACGGGCCATCGGAGGCGGTGCCGCCGGCGCGGGCTGTTGCATAGGCATCGCTGGCCTGGCGATTGGCATCGGTGGCGGCGGAGGAATTTGCCCCGCGGTCCTGTAAGTCGTCGAATTGTTGCCGACATCAAAAGAGCTGGCCGGGATCGTGCCTCCAGGTATAGGGATATCCCCTAGGTCTGGCATCACTTCGTCGTCGCTGGTTTTCATTAGCAAGCCCTCCCGCCACGCCACATTCCATCGGACCTATGAGCCGTCAATGCCTGCAGGACCGTTCTCACGTCGTCGGGATGAATCTTGGGGGCGTTTCCTTGTGGTAAATGTGCGATGAACGCTGCCAACGCATGTGGATTGCCCGCTGCAGAGCGCGGGACTACGACCTCACCAGGAGAAAGCCGAGCGGGAATGACATCGTTCGCTGGATGATCTCCGGGAAGGGGCGCCTTACCGGGCACAACTCCACCGTGCGATAGCATGCCGTTCCAGGACGAGCCGGTATTCGCGTTGGTATTGGTCGCAGGGGTGCCCTGCTGCTTCATAGCGTTTGCGGCATTTTGGTTGCTGTATTGGTTCGCCAGAACCTGCCCAAGCCCACCCACAAGCTTTCCGTTCGTCGCGGCTTGGTCTGTGTAGCCCTGCTGGTAAAGATTCGATTGAGGAACGGCGAGGCCAGCCATTGCGCCCGCTTTTTGAAGCTGATCACCGAATATCTGCTGTGGCAGGGCGGCGTTATATTGCGCCTGCTGGTTCCGAATGCCGGTGTTTAGCTGATTGAATTGATTTGCCATGTCGAGGTTGGACGCCTGGGCGAGATTTCGTCCCTGCACGTTCATGTTCGACTGATTCTGAGCGTTTTGCGCGTTGTATCGATTGATCGCGTCCATTGCTTGCGCGCGCTGAGCTTGCTGCGTGTAGTCTTGGGACGTAATCTGCCCACCAAGCTGGGCCGATTCAGCGATCGCCTGCAGGGCGCGTTGCTCGGCTGCCGCCGCGGCGTTGACAGAGGAGTTCGCCATATTCGCATTCCCGGAGTAGGCGTTCGCAAGCTGCGCCGCCGTGGTCATGTTCGAGTTGAGCGCGCCACGCTCGGCGGCGTTTTGCAGAATCGCGCCGGTCTGCCCCTGCATCTGAGTGTTGGCCTGATTGGTGGCATCGTTCATCGCTGCCCGGAACTCGGCATCATTCCCGTTTTGGTTGGCGATGTCCTGCATCTGTGAAAGCGCGGCCATCTCCGCATTTCGCGGGGCCTGGTCGAGGTTGATATTCGTGAACTCCGACGGCTTTTGGAGGAATGTGGAATAGGCCTCCGGCGTGAGAACCCCCTGCTGGACCAAAGGCTCGAGAACGAGCTTCATGTCCTGTGCTGTGGGTACAGGGATGGCGGCGATGGCAGCCTGGGCCTTTTTCAGGGCCTCAAGCGCTTCTTCGCTTACGTTACTCCCAAACATCCCGCCGATCATGCCGCCTGCCGCGGATCCGACTGCTGACCCTACAGGTCCCCAATAGGAGCCGACGACACCTCCGGCAGCACTTCCATACGATGCGTTAGTCGCTGAGCTGGACATAGATTCTCCTTAGAACGTGTGTCGTCCGCCGCCAGGGCTCGGTACGGTGCCGCCCGGGCCGCCCGGAGGTGCAAGGTACGGAGGTCCACCGCCATCGCCAAGTCCTGGGCCTGTTCCAGGAGCGGGCGGCGGCGTCGCCGGCGGCGGCGCGGGATTCGGATATGCGGTGTTCGGCATTCCAAGCCACGATCCCAACGTGTGGATATCGTTGAGGTAGCTGTCGAGCTGGAGATCGTTCATTTGCGGCAGAGCGCTCTGGTCGTTCATCAATGTGTCGTACAGCGCCTGCGTGGCGGCTTTTGAATCAAACGACCCGTATCCTTGCGGGACCTGGAACTGCTGACCAAGCTGCGTCGGCGCTGCGACCGCGCTTTGACCCAACAGCTGATTAAGAGCTTGCGCGTCTGCCAACTCTTGAGGCGTCATTACGTTTTCGAGTCCTGGCGTGTTGAGCTGCTTCGGAGCGTTGTAAAACTGCGCGAGCATTCCTGGCGCGACCCCCGGGAATCCGTTCCCGAGCATGTTTTGGAAGATCCCGCCGCCCGTGCCGTAGGGATTCAGCGCCTGCAGCGTTCCCGACGGATCGATGTTCGATTGGACCCAGTTTGGATAGGTGTTCTGAAGCGGTTGTCCTGCCGCAAGCGCGGCGATCGTATCCGCAATCGTCTGGTTGTAATCCTTGGCTTTGCCAACAGCGCCTTGAAGTTCCTGGTTTAGCTTGTTCTGGAACGAAGGAGCCACGCCTCCCTGCCCGAGGAACTGGTTCTGAAGAGACGACTGCGTTGCAGCAGCCTCTTTAGCAGCGTTTTGGGCCGCAGTATCGAGCCCTTGCTGTGTCGAGCTGAGGTAATCGGTCAGAGAGCCGAACGGTTTGGCGGCGTCGGACACCTTGGTGAAATTGTTGGGGTCCTCCTGAAGCAAGAGAGAATCCAGCGCCGTCACTCCTTGGGTGGGGTTGGCTCCGTTTGCGCCTTCGGCCTGTTGCAAAAGTGTCATCAGACCGGGGGTTCCCTGGTTGACGAGCGAGGCCTGCTTTTGGGCGGCCAGGACCTTTCCCTGGAGATCGGAATAATCCTGGGTATGGCTGAAATCCTGGGGGCCGCCATAGCTGGCGTTGAACATTTTCTGGAAAGCGGCCACGTCATTCGGGTTCTGAACGAATTGTCCTGGAGTTTGCGCGGCCCGTGTCGCCACGTCGGAGTTCAGCGGCACTCGTGCACTTTCAATCTGCTGCCCAAAATTCTGTTGGGCCTGCTGAATGCCCTGATTGGCGGTGTTGTACTGGCTCTGGAGGTTTCCGGCGATCGTATCCGCAACGTTGCCGGCTTGCCCAGCATTCGCGTTGAGATAGCTGGAGATGTTCTGCCACGGGGCAGAAGGAGCGGCTCCCGGCGCCGAGGCTGTATTCGTCGACCCGGTCCCAGAGGAAGACGACGCAGTAGGGCCGCTCGTCCCTTGAAGCGTGGGGATTTGCGGCACAGCTGGAACTTGGTTCTGCTGTTGCCCCTGCTGGGTTGTGTCTTGCTGATCCTGTGGTAAAAAGGCCATTTGCTCCTCCTAGAGCACGACCAACGTGATCGTGTACGTGTGCGTACTGGTCAACCCGGAAATCCCGGTGATCGAAATCGTCGTCCCTGAAAATGTCCAAGACACTCCACACGCACTGGTGAGCGCCGCCGTGTATGCAGCCTGATCGGTGACCTGCCCGACGAGAATTGCCTGTGGGGTGTGCTTCAGGGTTGACTGGAACGAAACGGTGTTGTTCGCGGCTGCGGCCCCGGCGCGCAACGAAAAGTTGTAGACCTGCGCGTCGAGGTTGTCCGATGGCGTGAGGTTCTTATTGAGAATGTTCCAGATAATTTCCGTGAACGAGTTCAGGTCCGATATGAAGCGCGTGAACCAGTCTGGGCTGCCCGGATAATTTTGTTTTTGAAATCGCTGAATTGTCGGGAGCTTCATTAGTGCATCCTCGTCGACGTGATTTCATATTGCGCCGTGGCACCAGCCAGCACGAATTTTCTAAGGGCTTCGTTTTGATTGATAAATACGTTGATCCAATGTGCTCGGGCCTTTTCCTGTGGTGTGAGCGCCGCCAGCGGTTGGAGGTTGAACCCGGTGCCACCAAACGACTCGGACCCAAACGGGACATCGCCAAAGCCGAGGAGGATCGGGGTAATCGAAAGGTCTTCCAGATATGGCGACAGGTCGCTAGAAATCTGCCCGGTAAGTGTTCGGGCGGTAAGCTGGTCAACCTCAAAATTCAGCATCGTGAAGTGCTTCAGATAGAGCGGGAACCCACCATGCGCAGGGGCATATCCGGCGGTGCAGTTAATCGGCTTGTAGTAGGCGGCAGGCCCCGGGGTCCACTGAATGTTGTCGGCGACGGTTAACGTCGTGGAATTGACGATCGTCAAAATTACTGAAGTGGTCGGCAGATTCGGATGCGCGGCGTTTGGTTGAGCCAGGGAATAGCCCACCACTGCTCGAGCCGTCGAGTCGACTGTAACGGTGTATGTGGTCCCCGAGACGGAAAAGTTGGTGATCGTGCAGGCGAAGGAATCGTCGGCATAGTCCATCACCGTGTACGCCTTGCGCTCCTGTACAAGCTGCGCCGATCCGACCGAGCAGAAATAAAGTTTGTTGTCGTTCGGATTCACGACGCCGCCGGACACGGTGCGATCCCAGCGCGTCCATGCTTGAGTGATGTAGTTGTAAACCCACTCTTGGGTCGGAGACGTATCGGTCGATACGGAAGGACACGCAAACACATATTTGCGGTCGGCGGGGTATGCCACCCCGTAGCTCATCGTCGAGAAGTTGGTGATGTTCAGGAGCGGCAGTAGCTGGTCTTCAATCGGGAACGAAAGGAGCTGCGGCTCCGATTGATTGATCGTGACGATCCCTTGGTTCGTGAAAGCGTAGATCGAATTGTTTAGCACCACGGCGCTTTCCGGGACGCTGACAATAGTGTCCGGGTACGCGACGGTGACAACGAGATTAGACGGAGTGTCGCCGGTAACGCGAAAGACGCCGTCGGCTTTTAGGACGTAAACAGCGTCGGTCAGCGGCAGTACACGATATCCAGCCTGGTCCGCGGCTCCGACCGGCAAAAGATTAACGAGCGGCACTGCTTCGGGTTGCCCCACCTTGGATATCGCCAAGCCGTTCTGCTGCCGGGTATTCGTCGACGCGTAAGTGGTCCCGGACGACGGGATAACGGGCGAGTAGGCTCCACCTCGCGAGCTGGTAACCGTGAACACGGCGCCGCCGATCGCACGTTCCTCCAAAAGAATCTGGCCCGGAAGCTGCTGATATCCCGAAATGTAATACGCATAAACGAGGGAGTTGGACCCGTACTGGTTGATGCAAGCGACGAGATTTCGCGCGGTTGCGTCAATGTTTGTCGCGGGGGTCGAAGTATTGTCGACCTTAAACTGCGCCAAGGCCGCGTTCTGCGCCACAGCGCCGGTAAACGTGAGCGTTGTAGCGCCGCTCGTGATGACAAACGTGTCCCCAACCTGAACGCCGCTCGGAGCGCCCTCGGAAATCATCGTGACGTAAGCGCGCTGCTTCGAGCTGATGTTCAGATAGAACATCATGTTTTTCCAGTAACACATGTCGACGGCAAGCGGTGGCTGGTCGTTCGTCTGCAGCGGTCCCTGCTGCGTGTTGTCGGAGTACAGGTAGGCGCCTTTCAGGTTGTCCGGCGTTTGATCGGTATAGGTCACGGACAATGCGGCGATTTGGCCGGCGGTCAGATTGGCTTGGCCCACGAGCTGGAACTGAACGCCAGCCACCACGGAGGTGTCATTGGTTTGAGCGCTTCGATAGAGTTGCCAGAAGTAGGACGTTGATAGTCCCGATGGGACCGTAAACGTCACGTCAACATTGCGGCCCGCGCCTGCGGTATTGGTCACATTGATAAGCTGAGAGGGATCTCCCAAGACCGTGTTATTGTTGGCGTCGATGTAGCCCCACACGATCTGGTAGGCAACATTCGAGTTGTTGTTAAACCAACCAGTGACCCCTGACACTGCACCAACGCCATCGAGCGCCTTGACTCCACCGGCGAGGTACGGGGTTCCCGTGACCGAATCAATCTTGAACACGCCGGTCGACGTCGTGAAGTAGAGGTTTGAGTTGACACCCTCGACAGCGTGGATTTTGTTGGCTCCGCTCGGCGGGATATAAGACCCGCTATAGCTCGTCCAACTTGGATTCGACGGGTTGCTGCTTGCGTCGTAGGCCATGACGCTGCCGTTTGTGGCGAGCATACGGCCCTGGTAAACGTAGAGATTGTCTCCGCTGCCGGCAAACGCAAAGGTTCCACCCACCGGGTTAAACCCGCGCCGGATTTCGATGACGTCTTTTTTATCCACCACGCAGTTGTCGGCCTGCACAAGACCGCCCGCCTGAACGGACAGCTTGTTAGTGTTGGTCTGGACGCCAGTCGCTTGTAGGACCGTGGTCAGCATTAGCCGAAGATCCCTCCAGTACCGTAATTCATGATCCCGTCGTAGCCGGAAAGTGTCTTAGGTGTGCCTTCCACGCGCGGGGTGAGAATCGAATTGATCAGGACCTTGGCCTCGGCGATATCGTCGTCCGCTTCCTTGAGCATGTTTACGTCGCCAATCCCGGAGAGCAGCGCCTTTTTTCCGAGCGCAGATAAATACGGGAACGCCTCATAGGGGATTTGCGGGATCGGGGTTGTCATGGACGGTGCCGCCCAATAGTTCTGCGCCACGCTTGTCCAAAACGTCGTCGAGAATGCTGATGGCACAGTGATCGTCAGCACGAGCCCGTTCACGTTCGTGATCACAACGTCGTCGGCGATCGAGTTAAACGGGGGCAGGTTGTTGATGATGTCGAGCGTCGTTGACGTAGACCAGGAAGTTGGAACGAACGAAAGCGTGATCGTTGAGGCGCCCTGGTTAAAGCTGGTGATCTGACCGCACGAGGTGCTGAGGACCAAATTGCTCGGGCGCCGCTCATATTTCATCAGAAGCTGATACGCGACATAGTTGGACATCTGCGGCGGGTAAAGCACCACGTTGAAGTCCTGGAGGTAATATCCGAGCGCAAAGGATCCCGGGCCGCAGGGTAGAAACGGCGACTTTATGTCCTCCGGCTCGTACCGCACCAAGTAAAGGAGGTTCCCGCTTGCATCCTGCAGGGCGACATCACGCAGAGCGTGGCCCACGGCGCGATAAGGAATCGGATATGCGTTCTGACTCGCTGCGATTTGCGTCGCCAGCGAGGTAACCCAATACTCCTCCTTGAGCGACTTCACCAACGGGATTACACGCTTCCGCATCATGTCGTCGAGAATGGAGGCGACGTTCGCCGAGCTATAAAGCGTCGCCGTGTTAGGGATGACCGCTTGTAGCTTGATGAGGCTGACGATCGAGTCAACCGTTACGGCTGCGCCGAGAGATACGACCATACTGGCCTCCTAGGCGTGTGCCTTCATCATTTCTTCGAGCTCCTCGGGGGTTGGCAGACTCGCTTCGTCGCTTTCCGGCTCCTCGGCAGCATCAGGTTTTCCCTGGGGGTGAATCGAAATCTCAACCACGACAGGCCGCACCTTTTTATCGTCGTAATCGTCCATCGCACCACCGAGCTCGTCCATCAAGCCTTCGTCCATGTCGTACTGTTCTGGACCTTTCATTGTTCTGCCTCCTTTGGCTGATCTGATTCGTCTGTCTCCTCGAATGTGCAACCGGGCAACTTTAATTTCTCTTGTTCCACCGTCGGTCCCCAGTCACCGGAAAATGCCATTCGATAGCTTTGCCCGTCTGGCTTTGTGACGATCAAAATGTGAGCCATTGAAACCTCCTAAAACATTGGGTTCGTGCCGACGCCCAATGCGTCATCCACAAAGCCCGCACATGCGATGTCAAAGACCACGCTTGTCGCGCCCGTGTTCGATAGCTTCAGCCCGTAAGTAGCCGGGGATAGAACCTGACCTGCTATGCGCCCCCCGCCGTCGTTGGGTCGCCTGTCCATGTACACATTGCCGCCGGTATCCGTAACGTCGGTGGAGTTTGCCGTCCCACCCGCGGCCCAATTCCAACGAATGTGCGACAGGTTCGCTGGGATATTGGTCGATCCTGTGCCCGATGAATAGGTGTAGGTGAGCGAGGTTGCGCCGCCGGTTGTTGCGACAAGAGTCCCGTTCATTGGTCGGGCGTTCCCTGCGCACGTATTGATGAACAACGTCATGTTGCCGGCTTGGATGAAATTCAGGATGTCGCCCGTAGCGCTCGAGAAATCTCCGTTTCGGATCATGCCGAGGTAAACCCATCCGTTCGACCCGAAGTTAGAATTGAGCGTCGCGTAATTCGCTTGAAGCGGGAGGACCGTGTCACCGACGGCAATTACGTCCGTCGAATCCTGCGACTTGACTCCGTAAATCGCATACCAGGTGCTAGTCGCTTCCGAAAGTCCGCTCCGCAGTCCAGACTGTTTTGTGCCGGTTAATACTGCGTTCCGTGTGATGTTGAAGGTCGTGTAAGTCGTGTTGTTCGTGGTTCGGAGTTCGCCATCGCGGAATAGAAGAGTTACGTCGCCAGATGTTCCGGTGACAATCCCAGCTTCAATGGCAACAGTCGTAATGCTTCCGAATTGGAGGACGGGTCGCCGGTAGTTAAACAGATTCGCTAGATATCCAAGGATAGTCGTGGTTATCGTCGAGGACGCAACGGGAATGCCGTTTGAGTCGGAGACAAGCGCGCGGCTGGCTGTTATTGCTGCCGCCTCCACGATTGCACCAGCGGACGACTGCATAACGCGGTTATTGTTCAACGCCGCGATTGAGTTGGTGCCGCCAAGAGCGATTGTGATCGGGCTTGTCCCGAGACCTGTGCCACCACGTGCCACGGGCAGAGGATCGCTCGCCGTTGTAAGAAAGCCGGAGGCGTCGGTAGTGACCACCTTCGTCGCGGACATTGCCGCAAGCTTTGACACGGCGATTGCTGCCGCCGCGTTGATTGCTACGTTTGAGATTGAGCCGGCTGCATAGTCTGCAGCGACCAGCCCCGTATCGGGGAACTGGTTCAGGACAAAATAATTCGTCCCATCGGAGCAGATGATCCAGGTGCCGAAGTTCCGACTGAGGACCTTGTCCGCAGCCGTTCCGTCAATCGTTTGTGAGCCTGGACGGTGGAGTGTAATGTTGCGCGTCGCCGCGGCACCCGAGATGTCCTTCACGATCAACCACATATTTGTGGCAGGTGCCGGAAGATTGATCGTTATCGCTATCGACGACGTTGTGACCAAGTACGTTTTGCCCGAGACGCCAGTCTGCGGAGTTGCCGTCACCGAAACGGGCTGCATGAAAGCCGGAGCCGACGCCACATTCGCCGCGATCGCGACAAGGTATGGAGTAAGGCCCGTGGCCCAATTCGGTTGATCCCCGGGGTCAGGGATGGTGTAGTTAACCCCGCCTAGCGTTACGCTCTCGGCCATAAAGCCCCCTTAGATACCGTGCGAGATCAGCGTCGGTACGTCCTGCGATCCACCCGTGAGATTTGCACCAGACACCGAGCCGTGCGCCGAAATCGCCAACGTGCCGAGGTTTCCGAAAGCGCCCGGAACAAGCGCGGTGATCGTCACGATGGCTGCAGCGGATGTCGCGACTACCTGCTTATTGAGGGTCGTGTTCGCGTTGATACAGGCAGCCAGATTTGCGGCGGTCGCCGTATCGCTGGCTCCGATTAAGAACTGGACGGCTCCCGACGGAGAGGCTTTCCCGGTCAACACAGTCCCGTTAACCGTGACGGTGTCATTGGCGACAAACGCGGAGAGGGTGATTGTGCCGGAGGCCTGAACGACGGTCGTCGAAACGTAAGCCTTCGAGGCGGTAATGCCACCCGCCATTCTGCGGAAGTAGTCACTGATCGCATTGAGCAAGGTCACCGGCGATTGCCGGGACAAAAGGAATTTGTCTTTTACTGCCTGTGCGGACTCCTGAGAAGTAACGATGATGCTGAAAACGCTGTTAGCCATTGGGCACTCTCCTTAAGAAAATCCCGCCTACCCTGCCCGGCCCAAGCAGCAGGCCGGGGAGGTAGGTCGGGTCCTGATTAGTTCGTGGTGTTCGTGATGTTCTTGAACTGCACGCACCGGGCAGGCGCAGTCTCAATGAAGAGGCTGGTGTCCGAGACGAGCCGGGTTTCATACCCGAGAGAGTTCTGCAGCATGACGAAGTACTTATCCGGGTCTTCGACGCCGGGGTTGAACGCGAGCTCAACCGAGCCGATCCGTTTCCAGCGCTTCTCAAGGTCAGGCACGAGGTGAGCCTGGTTCGTCTTGATGTACCCGTGGGGCACAATGACGAGCGGGCCGTTCGAGCTCATGAACTCGATTTCTTCTGCGCCATTGCTCAAGCGCGCCGAAGAATCGCCGGTGTAGCGTCGGAGTCCGGCCTGGTCGTTCAGCAGGTTCGCCCAAGTGGGCGGGCTGACGAACAAGTGCGCCTTCTCCATCAAGCCTTTGGCAACCGCGACCGCGACGCCTTCTTGGACCTTACCGAAGGTCAAGGGGGCGTTGTTACAGTCGAACTGGTTACCGGCCCAGAGCGAATACAGCGTCGAGTCGATTCCGTACAACGTCCCGGTGTTCGACGCAACGGCAGCAAGGCCAGGGAACTCAACGGTTTTTGCGCCCGCCCAATAGATGGTCAGGTTCGTGCCGGACAGCGCGTTAAGCGCGGTGATTCCGGTAGCAGTACCCGTGACCGTAATGGTCGAGGACGTCGGCGTGGTCGCGTTGTAGCTGACAGCCGAGATCGTGAAGATCGCGTCTGCAGCGGAGCTGACCAACGAGGCGCCGTTGTAGAAGTTGATCGTCGCGTTTTCCTTGCCAGCGAAGAGTCCGGCAGCCATGTCCTGAACGGGCACGGTTTCGGAGGTTGCGCTGTTGTTGGTGAACGCGGCGGTGCCGGTGCTTCCCATGCCGACCGATCCGTAGAGCAACTCGGATTCGATGTAGCCGGTCTCGGACTCGACCATGTTGGTGATCAGAAGTTCGAGCGCATCTTCCACTGCCTGGTCCTTCGAGGCGGTGCGGATGATGGCATCGACGCCGATCTGCCCGCGGAGCGCGAAGAACATGGACTGGAGTTGGGCGTTCTGCATGGTCATCGCCACGCTGTTGTTCAACGTGAGCGGGAGGGTCGAGGAGCTGTTACCGAACGTGATCCCCTGTTCGTTCGACAAGATCACCGGCTGGTTGTAATGCGCGCCGATGCGATCCTTTTTGGAAAACTTCGACATCTTCAGAACTTTGGCGAAGGCCGGAACAACGTTGACGACCGAGTCCGCATAGCGTTCTTTCGTCAAGCCGTTGAGTGTGGCAAGGGTATCTGCAGCAGCCATGATGAGTCTCCTTTAAGGTTATTCGGAGCCCCACACGGCATTCCGTACTGCGGTACTTCGTCTCAACGGGTAGAGTCGCTTTCGCGGTTGCTCATCCGGGTCCTACGTTTTGCTGGGTAGAGGCGCCTTGCGGCGGTAGCTCATCCAGCGAAAGCTTTATTTCCTACCCAACCTTTCGTCGCGCCGATTCAGCCATTCGGTCATGGACATCTTCCCGTTGCCCTTGGCAGGCTCCGACGACGTCGGCTTCGGTCCCGGTTTCGGGGCGAGGCCCTTCGCGCGGAGCTTTTTTAAATCCGCTTTCCTGAGCAGCTTGACGTACTCGTTGGGTGCCGACGCGAGAATCCTTTCCTCGTATTGATCGTCGGTCTCATTCGCCGCCTTCGGGGGCAGCAGGAACTTGGACTGAAGGTCCACAAGCTCCTGTCGAATCTGCCCAGCAATGGCTGGCATATCAGCTGGTTGTCGCGCTTTGGCGGCAGCCTTGACGTAATCGGCGAAGCGGCGCACCACATAGGAGGTCTTCGGTAGCCGTTCAGCATCGATGGCCTCTGCGATCGTCTTCTCCCAATACGCACGACGCTGAGCAATCAGCGTGTCCATCTCCTGTTGCTTCCGCTCGTTTTCCGCGCGCTCTTTCTCAGCCTTAAGGCTGGCGAGCTCGGCTTTGGTTTGCATCGCCTCGCGCTGCTCGGGCGTCATCCGCTGCTCTTGGATCATCGTCCACACATATTCTTCGGCCAGCTTGCGGACGTCGTGTCCAAGCGCGGGGTTAGAAAGGACCTTCCACGGATCCTTTTTCAAAGCCTCGATGAGCTGCCCGGTTTGGGCGGTGGTCATGTCGAGGTCTTTCTTCAGCTTTGCGGCGAGCTGCATCCGCTTGTCCGCTTCCCGGCTCTTAAGCTCGGAAGCAATAATCCGCTCCCTGGCCTTTATCGGGAGCTTTTCCCAATCCTCGCCGAATTGCGCGGCAAGGTCGGCCTCTAGCTGGTTAGCCGGCTTTTTAGCTTCCGGGGCCTTCCCATCCGTTCCTTCAGCCGGCTTTTGAGGGTCACCGGCTGGAGCTGCTGGCGCTGCCGGCGCCTTCGGGTCTGCAGGTGCAGGCGCTGGCGGCGTTGCGGGTGCTGGTGCTGGTGTGTTGGGTGTAGACATATTTCTCCTTAGTTCCTGTCCTGGCCCTCGCCGTTGGGGGTGCATTTAAGCTGTATCCCGCCGGTCGTCGGGCCGATAACGTTCAGTCGAATCCAGGTGTAATCAAACGGCCCGAAATCCCACATCGATGCAGCGCCGCCGAGCGTATAGCTCAGCATCGTCACGCTCGAAATAGCGACGTTGTATGGCGTCGTCGTCAGGTCGTTGTAATTCGTTCCGTTGTTCGATACCTGCCACTTGAAGCTCGGGGTTCCTGTAATAGCAAGAGGCGCCAACGTGTAGGTCCTCGCCGTGTTTGAGCTGGTAATCACAATGCCGACGCCAGCGATGGCGCCCGTGCTCGTGAGCGCCAGCTTGAAGCTGCTCCGATCGACGGGGATCACGTAATACGTGGTCTGGTTAACCAGCGGCGAGACGGTTTGGGTGCTCGACGAGTAAAGAACGGGCAACGCGATCATTCCCGTCTGCGTCGGGTCCAGCGACGTGAAGGTATTGGTCGCAGAGATGACCGCCGAGTTCAGCGTAATGTTGGAGTCGGAGAAGTTCGTCGTCACGATCGTCGCGCTCGTGTAAACGCACTGCATGGCAAGCGTGTCGACGTGCGCGTTGTTCGTCTGGAACGCATACGTTGTGCTGTAGGCCAGAGCCGATTCATTTGCGATTGGCTTTTGCCACGTCGGTGTCATCCACGCGTAAGCGAGGGTCGCGACTCCAGTGAAGATGGCAACACCTGTGAGGGCAGCTCGTACAATTTTCTTGAACATTTACATTCCTCCTGCGGTTGGGTTCGGGCCGCCCATCGGGTTTTTCGGCATATTGGGCTGGTGTACAGCTTCGGCTGCATGCTGCGCCGGGTTCGTCGGGTTTGTCACGTTGGACGCACCAGGACCGCCGCCGGCACCAGCCGGTGGAGCCCCTGCGGGTGGCGGTGGTCCACCACCTGCTGGCGCGCCCGGATTCAAAATGGGCTGATTCGTCGCACCCGCGATGATCGGGGAAAGCGTCATCAAAAGCTGCTCGTGCTCCTGGATGTGAGCGCTGACCGCATCCACCACCTCGGGCTTGAACCGCGCCTCAATATTGGCGAGCACCGACGCGTGTTCCTGGATATGCGTCATGTGCAGATCGGTCTTTAGCGCCCGGAGCTGCTCGCCCTTCAGCAACCGCTCGTTCTCCTCTTTGATCAAAAGTAGCTGGCTGGATAAGCCCTCGGTCGCCTGCTCCAGCGATCCCGTTTCAAGGACCTGCAGGTATTGGTTGGCGTCGATCTTTCCCTTGGTCAAAAGGTCCTGCGCGATCTGCAGCTTCCCGGACGTGGTCCGCGCGAGCGGGTTATTGACCTCGGCGGTAACGCGATCGATCTCCGAGATGTCGTCGCCGGTAAACTCCGGCAGGTATTGCACGTTGCTCTTGCCGACGATCGAGATCAGGCGCGGTGCCTGGGCGTAGTTTTTCAGGATATCGAGCAGGCCAGTACCAGAGGACTCTAAGAGCCGTGTATACGCCTGCTGAAAGCTGGACATGAACTGAAGCGACTGCGACGCGACAAGTGCCAGGGCGGCTCCCGATTCGAGTGACGCCTCCGGCTGGCCTCGCACGACGCTGTTCACGCCAGAGATGGTTTCCATCTGAAGGATCAGGTGATCAATGTGTTTAAAGATTTCGGCGGGGGTGGAGGTGAGCTGCAATACCGACGGCTTTGTGTCGACTCCCGGCTTGGCGTCATACTCGACGATCTTGAGACCGCCGTGCAGCGCGGAGTACTCAATCCCGGAGCCCTTCGCAACGAGAAGGCTCTGCACACCGAACATCGCCTGATTGCTGGCGATGATCGAATAGAGCATGTTGATGTTTTCTTGGATCGGAAGCAGGTCATAGGCGACGGTGTAGCCGAACACGGTGCCGTGCTGTTCCCGCGGAGCAATGCGGTGTAGGACCTTTTTGTGCGGGAGCGGGCTGTCGATCAGAACGACGTCGGCGTTATCGATGAACTGTGCAAGGCGTCCGTCGGGCAAAATCGCCGATCGCTTGTGGATAAAGGTGTACAACGCTATCTGGTCATTTTCCGTCTCGAACACGGGATGCCCGATCCGTTGCCGGCGCATGTTGGACATCGCGCTCGAGGCCGATAGAATTTCCTTTTCATACTGCGGGAATTTGGCGGCGAGGTCCCAGCGGCTGACCCACTGCGTTGTCACTTTCCAGGGACACTTGTCGGGCGATCCCATTGTGAAATCTTTGGCAACGTCCATCGGCGCGTAAAAATTGAAGGTGACGTCGCCCTGCTTCATGGCGCCGGTCGGCTCACCGGTTTCCTCGTCGGTCTCGGCTGCTACGTCCTCGCCGAGCATGGCGTCCCAGAGCATTTCAAACTCTGCTTCGCCGAAGATAAGCGACAGCTCGGCGGTGTCCTTGGTGTAATCCTCCATGTCCTTCTCGCCGAGGTAATACTCCAAAACCTGATCGCCCACCTTGGTCTGCGCGAGCGATTTAAAATCCGCGTTGGCGGCGCGAGCCTTAAGGTTGGGCCGGGAGTTCGTCACGTTGTTCAGCATGTGGCCCATGATGTTGGCGAAATGGTTGACCTGGGCGAGCACGAACTGGTTCTTGTCACCGGCTTGGCGTAGGCGGGCGTTGTCGATGCCGCCGAGGTAATAATTTTTATAGCAGCGCTTCCAGGTTGAGAGCCTGCCCGAGCGTTCGATGTAGGAGCGATAATCCTCCATGCGCTTGAAGCACTCGTTGACGAACTCGCGCCCTTGCTGCAGGGCAAAATAGTCCTGGATCCCGGAGTAAACCTTCTGCTCGGTCGATGGGACGGCGGGCGCGCTTGCCATTAGTTGTATGCCACCTTCGGGCGCAACAGCGTGAACTCTTCCTTGATGCCCGGGTGATCTTTGTGGATTCGTTCACGGAGCTTCCCGTATTCGCGTCGCATGTCATCGCGGGTCGCGCGGGGGGCGAGGCGACTTAAATAGGTCACGGTCTTGTCGGCACCGACGAGCGCACCGATGAGGATGTACCCGTTGCGGCTGCGGGTAGGCATGAACATCCGAAATTTACCGTAGGTTATCGTCATTCGATTGCCTCTTGTCGTGCTCAGCTTGGTGGACGGCGTTTAGCTTCTCTAGGCCGACCATCCGTTGATCCGGCGCCTGCTTGATGTCCTTCACCGCGGCTAAATATTCGGGGTTGCCCATGACGCTGGCCGTGAAATGCAGCGAGCCGTGGTCCAGATGGCCGGCCTTGTCTGCGGACTCGTGCGAGCATCCGTCGTGGTGGCAGGGGATCATTCGTTGCTCCCGTTCAAAAATGGGTTGGAGTCCGTGATCGCCTTCTCCATTGCCTGAGTGGATTGCGGGCGTCGATCGTTGAGCCAGTACTGCGTCGCCGGGTCAAACCCGTGCGTCAGCGGCACAGGGTTGTGCGCCACATCAACGTTTCGGATGCAGTAGATGAAGGAGGCGAGCGCATCCATGTGGCCTAGGGCGCTGGTCCGCGCAAATTCGTTTTTCTTCGCGTTCCAGATGCCGTCCCGGAGTGTCTGAATCAGGAGCTTGCATCTGGGGTGAATCTTTACGCGCCCCGAGTTGACCCACATGCGCGCAACGTTCACCATCGCCTGCAGCGTGTCCTTGGTCGTCGGGTTAATCGTGAGCTTGTGAAGCGTGGTCATATCGGATAAAAGAATCTGGTTGTCGTTGTCGCCGGTGCGCCGGTAGACCTTGGCGCTCGGACCCCAGCGCAGCTCCTCCTTCATCTTGATTTCCTTGGCGAGGTCATCCGTGGTCCACTCTCGGCCTTGCCGGGTGATCTCGTCTGCAAAGTGGATGGTGGCGGTCGTGAAGTTATAAAAGGCAAGATGGCCGACGGTTTTGTCGACGGTGCCGGTGTCGAGGCTGAAGTATTTGTCCCAGAAAGGGAAAAGCGGATCGCTTTCGTCGTACTCTTGGATGAATGGGTGCGAGCTCGAGGAGGTTTCATGGGCTCGCCATTCCGGGATGATCATCCGGGACTCGTCAATAACCCACTCGCAAAGGTACTCGCGTCGCCACGCCAGCGGGTCTTTGCACCGCCGCTTCATCTCCTCGATCTTGTCCAACGGGATATCGGATTGATAGATGTCGAACGTCGCCGTGCAATTCTTTTGCTTGGCAACGTCGTAATACGTTTTAAAGGGATGGTTCGGGGTGTCGGGTGGCGTGGTGAGCATGATCGTGCGCGCCTTCATCTTCGAGCGCAAAAACATGGGGTTCAAAATATGTTCAACAACATAGTCCAGCGGGTAGCTCGCGTCCTCGTCGCCGAAAAACGCGGCCTCGTCGATCAAAACCAATATGACGTTGTGGATACCGCGGAGGTCCTTAATGTGGCCCTTCTCGGCTGCGCACAGGTGAACGTTTACTCCCGTGGGATACTCGAACACGCTGTCCTGCGTGTTGTATTTCGGAAGGAAGGGTTCGGGGCAATCTTCAAGGACGGTGTCAAAGGCAGGGCGGACGATGGTGCGGAGCTTCTTGAGTGTGCTCGAGAGGATGAGGATGTTCGCGTTACTGGCCTGCCGCGCGAGCTCGTTCGCCACGACTGATCCAATAAAGGTCTTCCCGAATCCGCGCGAGCAGACGATCGGAAACGGCTCCTCGGGAGGAGCTTGGCGAATCGTGTCGTACACCATCCGCTGCTTGGGCTGCAGCTTATAGCGAAGACGGCCGATCTTCCACGCTTGCTGGGTCGCTAGGTCTTGTCGTTCCGCTGTTTCCATTGTCCTCTAACTCTTTAATGAGCTTCCAAACCTCGTCGGCCTGGAGCTTCGATTGCTCGGGATCCCACGTTGGCTTCGTGATCTCCACCATCTCCGTCGGCTTGCCCATGCCATACGCCAGGGCCAGCTTCAGTGCCTCAAACTGCAAATTCTCATTCGGGCCAATCTCCACCACGCGCCCGTTGTACTCGCGGAACGTGTGCCCTTTGCCCTCGGCAACGTCGAGCAGCTTCTGGATACCCTTCTGCTCGCACCACTCGCGGATGATCTGGTTCCGACCGCTGCCTTTCGGTCGGCCCTGTCCGAGCCTATTTCCCGGCTGAAAGGGCAAGCGGGCCCTCCTTCACTGCCTTCTGGCCTGTGAACATTTCCCAGCGCTTTACGATCACGTCGCAATATCCCTCGTCGAGCTCCATTGCAAAGCACCGACGGTTAAGCTTTTCGGCGGCGATCAACGTGGATCCAGACCCGCCGAACAGGTCCAGGACCACGTCGCCCGACTTCGAGCTGTTGGTGATCGCGCGCATAACGAGCTCGACGGGTTTCATAGTGGGATGCAGACGGTTGGCGGCTGGCTTGCGTTCGTGCCAGAGCGTGGATTGCTTCTTGTCGCCGTACCAAGGATCGGACTCGCCCTTCACGTAGGCGTAGAAGATGGGTTCGTGCTGAAACTTATAGCGCCCGAAGCCCCAGGCAAATGTGTTCTTGGCCCAGATGATCTGGCAACGGACAACGAAGCCGGCAGCTTCGAGCGCTGTTTGGAACTCCCGTTGAAAGGAGCTCGGATGGCAGACGTACAAGCTGGCGCCGTCTTTGCAGGTCAATCGATACGAAGTAAAAGTGCTAGTGAGAAAGGAAAGGAAATCTTCGGCTGACATCTTGTCGTTTTTGATCTTGAGCTTCTCGTCGGTGTAGCCTTCATAATCGACGTTGTAGGGAGGGTCGGTAAAAACGAGATCGGCTTTCACTCCATCCATCAACCGTTCAAGCGCACCCAAATCGGTGGCATCACCACAATGGAGCCGATGCACTCCAAGGATGTATGTATCTCCGCGCTGGGTGGATGGACTGGCCGGTTTTTCCGGCACCTCGTCATCGTCGCACTCGCCCTGCTTGCCCTCAAAATCGATCAGCTCTTTCAGCTCGAGCTCATTGAACCCGGTGAGGTTCAGATCGAAGGAGCCGTTGTCGAGATCAACGAGCAGCTCCTTCAGCTTGGGGATGTCCCATTCGCCGGTGATCTTGTTCAGCGCAATGTTCAGCGCCTTCTCGTGCGGCTCGTCGAGATCCACAACGCTGACCTCGAAATTCGTGTCGCCACGCTCCAGCAGCACCTTGAACCGCTGATGCCCGCCGACGAGATTGCCGGAGCGTTCGTTCCAGATCAAAGGTTCGACCGAATCAAAAATGGCGATCGACCGCTTGAGCTGCTCGTACTGAGCATCCCCCGGTTTAAGATCCTTGCGCGGGTTGTACGGCGCAGGATTGATTTGCGACTGGTTGATCGTTTTTATGCGCATAAAAAAAACGCTGGCAGTGTAGGGGTGTGGCCCCACACGGCCAGCGTTTCGCTTACGATTATTCCGAACGACTTAAAAAGAGCTACTCGTCGCCGACGCCAACCTCAGTGATCTGGTTCAGGCCGACCATCAGCTTGCACTTCGCTATGTCAACGCGAAGCGAGGCCATGATGACGCGCCACTGTTCATGCTCCTCTTCCAGCTTTGCCATCCTGGTCACAAGCGTTTTTGCGGACGCTCTGGTCTCAAAATAGGAGGCCAGCGCCGTGAAAAAACGTGCCAGTAAATTCATCGTCTAAGCTGCGACACGATCGCATCCTCAATCTTGGAAAGCGTGATCGGGAGAATGTCCCGTTCGGTGATGACCTTGCGCTCTACCACGTTGTCGTTCTCAATGGTCACGCGCTCGACGGCGTACTGCACCAGCGATGCCGGCATAAGCTTCAGACGGAAAAAAACCTCCCGGACAACGGGGAGGGTAGCGGGTGGTTCGACGGGCGATGTTTGCGGCTTAATTGGTTTTTGACTCATGCTTTTATCTCAATCGGCGGCGTCACCTTTTTGATCGCGAAGTTATAAAAATTGCCCTTCGACGGCGCGCACTTAAAATCAATCCACGTCTGCGGATACACGGGCCAGTGCTGCACGATCTTTCCGTTCTTAAACCCAACCTCGAGCCGAGACGAAACCGGATCGTAATCGGCGTACATCAGCCACTTCGAGTGCTCGAACCCGATCTTCTCTTTCCCGACCGGCGACGCTTGTCCCTGCGCCGGTTTCACGGCTTACGCGGGACCGAGAACGGGCGATCCCTTTTCCGCTTCTAACGGGCCCACCGTAATCTGATCCGCGGGCGCTGCGTCCGGCGTCGCTTCGGGCTGCTTGGGTAGCTGCGCTCTGATCTGTTCCGCTCGCGCTCGCGTCCCCGACTTCATGCCTTCGATCCAGTTTAAGCAGCGCGACAGGTCCTTCACGTCGCCGATACCCTTAACGGTAACCTGACCTAGGAAAGCTTCGATCTTGCTCAGGGTCTCGACGTTCTGCTCCATCGCGAGCATCTCCTGAAGCATCTGCGGGACTTCGATCTTTGCCTCTTCACTCATGTGCTTTCTCCTAGCTTGATTCCTTGCCATAGCGGCGAATACCCGACGGACGTCCTGCTTTTTTGACATAAAAAAACCTCACCTTTCGGCGAGGGCAACGGGCCCGCGATCCACACGATCGTTGGATGTTTTTTGCATTCTGGCTATTAGTCTAAAGCCAAAACGAAATTTCCCTTACTCCTTTTTTGTGACATATTGTGACAACGCGCGAATCCGCTGCAGAATCTTCCGAAGGTTGTCATGGGTGATGCCCAAACGCTGCGCCGCGATCTTCTGCGGCAACTTCCTTCGCTCCACCAACACGTACACCAGCCTGTTGCGCCTCTCGTTGTATGGCCGCGTCACGGGCGTTTGCCTATGTTGCAGTAATCCTTGTCGCAACGATCGGGGGCCAATGCTGCTCGTGTGCCGTCTGAGTACCGGGGAACAGAGCATCCGCTAGTCCATAGCGTTGAGAACGCCAGCAGAACGAGCAAGCCAATATGCCGCAAGGAAATCACCTCCGTTCAGTCGTGAGTCAGCCTGCGCGCCGCTTGAGCCAACGTCAAGCGATCGCAGGTTTCGTTGCCAGAAGAAATCTTGTGCGCGCACGGCCCACCGCGGGAGCGGCTGGTTCGCCATATACTTCCCATTCCACAGAACGGGTTTGTATTGCCATCCATTGATGGGATGCAGGCTTGCATAATTGTCGCGGCCAGGATTGAACTGCTTATCGGCCAGCGTAAACTCGGAGAGGACCTTCAGCGTCAGCGGTCGTATGTCGGGGTGATGTTCTTGGAGTGCAAAAGCGCACAGGGCGAGAACCCACACGTTCCCGTCCTTCAGCGCCATATCTTGGACACGACGCAGGCCGGCGCGGTAACTATCGTGCGGTGCCCCGGTGGTCGTGTCCGCCAAGATCGCCAAGTGAATCGCGGCGCGGTGCGTGTCGTTGGCATTGTCTAACCACCATAGCTTGACCTTCGGGTAACACGCGAGCGTCCCGTACTTTTTGAAAAGATCTGAGTAGGCCTTTGCGAACGCGCCGCTGCGACACACAGTAGCTCCGGCTGCATAGATTGCAAGCGCAAGACTAATCCGCAGTGGGTCCGTTTTCCATCCTTGCTCCAGTGCGCCATACGTCGTCGGCGCCCCGTTAGGACCAACCAGGGAATGGTTGTGCTCGAGGAGTTCCAGCGCCAATCCACCGAGCAGTTGAGCGCACACCGGCTGCAGGGTTGGAGGCCCCCACTTCCAGGTTGCGTAAATACCGAGCAGATGGCCTGTAGCCGAGTCGTTGGAGGCATCGTCTTGCCACGTTTTAAGGTCATCGGCTACACCGCGGATAAGACGCGGCTTGAGCTCGCCGTGGATGGTTTGGTGGAGCTGCATTCCTTTGACGGATTGCACAAGGTCGTCGTAGGTGGTGGAGTTCTTGTCTGCGACGTACATAAGGCGATAGCGTAATGCGAGCATTGCTGAGTAGACGCCGTGCCAGATTGCCTGATCGCCCGTGTCCAGCGGGGAACCTGTGGGGAGTGGGATGCGATGAAGAAGCACCTGACCATCGCACCCCCAGAAGCTGCCGACAAGATCCTGATAAAACTCAAGCTCCAGGTCCGATAGCTTCTTCGGCTCTTTGGGAAGCGCGGGTCGGTCGAATGGTGGGAAGGGATCATTAAGCTTGTTGAGTGCATCTGCTCCACGGATAGCCACCGCCTTTATCGATTCAATTAGTCCCATTCACAATTGCTCCCGAAATAATATTGTTCCGTCGTCGTCGCGTCCGTGGTACTCAAATCGCCGGCGCTTCACCTGCACCGTATCGAGCGGCGCCGTTCCTTCCAGCTCGAGCGATGCTCGCAGGCTCGGCATCATCGCGAAGTCCATATAAGGTGGCGGCGGCAGACGAATAACGCGTGTCTGCGTCCCGCCGTCGGCTGTGATGAACCTAGCCAGCCCATCCTGCGCCGGCTGCCAGCGCGCGTACCTCTGCGCCTCTTGAGGATCCCGACAAGCAATCAGCCGAAACAGGTCCGAGCCGTGACGATGAAGTAACTCCGGCACGTACTCGGAAACCTGCTCGGTCTGGTTGCATGACAGGCATGCGTAATAGATCACCCTTCGTTTGGCTTAAGGATGTCCTCGATCCGAACGTCGTCGTCCCACTGGTCGATGAAGAATCGATCCGAGCAGCCGTTAATCCGCCCGAAGAGAATCGGGTCCTTCACGTTGATGATATGCGCCACCTCGAAGGTGTCGAAACATTGCCGACCCTGCGCGGTTTCGAGACTATCCAGCACGTTCGCTGGCGGGACCTCCGCGTACTGACCGACGGGCGTAAAGGCCAGCGTTTTATAGTCGCCGCCCTTCCGCGTATCTCGCATCAGCTTCTCGTTGAACGCCGCGATTTTTTCCGGGCGCACAAAACGATAATGCTCATACGCAATCGCCATCTTTCGCTTTCGGAGCGAGAGCTCCTTAACCTTCGCGCCGGCGGCGGTAAAGCCGAGACGCTCAAGCCTGTCCTGCACTGCTGGTTCTTTTATCTCCACGGCGATTGTCCTCCCCATGCTTGTTGATTTGCAAACTGCTGAAGCCCCTGCGCTTGCTGATTGGCGAACCCAAGTCCCAAAGCACTCCCCGCGAGTCCATTAGGAAAACCTGAGATGGTCCCGCTAAGTCGGTTGACCATATCGGCAAACCCGCTGTCACGAAAGTCTTGCGGAGACATCTCCGCACCTCCCGTTTTTAAGTGCTCCATCGTTCGGTCACCCTTCTCCAAGTCCTTCATTAAATCCACGACCTTCATCGGCGCCTCCCATTTACATCGTGTTTCCATGTGACCTGCCATCAGCGTCTCGTAGCTGTACTCAAGCCCGCATGGGTGGCAGCGCATCGCCATCTTGTTGACCAGTACGTCGAGCAAGCCTCCGCAAAAATAGCAGCCGGCTCTACGAGTCCACGCTGAAGGCCCGAGTGCCACTTCTTACTGCGCCCACCACAACCGTTCGGCAAGCGCGCGGAACTCACACTGCTCACCTTTTTTCAGGCCCTTCGACTCGAGCCACTCAACCGTTTCCTTCGCCAGGTTCACAAGCTCCACGTATCGCTGGCGGGTGACCGGCGGCGTTGGCGCCGCGAGCGTACCCCGCGGATAGTCGAGTGCGTTAACTGCTTGAACCGCTTCCATTGGTGCGTCCGGCATTTGATTTCTCCTTTACCGTCTTGCTGACTGTCTCGTAATCTCCGTTGTGCAAAAACGTGTCGAGGTCCGCGCGGCACATTGGGACGATCGCACCCATGTTCAGCGTGTAGCGCGTGAGGCTTTCAACACACTCGCCGCAGTACTCGCCGCGCAGACCCTTAATTCGCAAGCTTGTACCCAAACGTGCCCAGCTCCCGGCAGACGTCATCCCAAGACTCGGCGAAGAAGGCGGCGGATCCAGCTTTCCGAGCCTCGTCGATGAACTGGATTTGTGCAGTCCTTCGGACACCACCTGGGCGCTTTACTTCGATAAAAAGTGGGATCGACAGCGCCCGTCCATCGGGACCGAGTGCGCAGGCGAGCGGAAGGTATCCGATCAGGTCTGGGATTCCCGGCGTGTTCGGCTGAACCTTGCCGCCAACGGGGCAGTTGATCCTCCATAGCTTTATTCGCGCGGTGAACCACAACCGCGTCACGATCTCCCGGAGCACGTGCTCCTCTTTCAGTACTGGTTGCCATACCGCTCCTTTCAGCTCCCACTTTTCGTCCTTCCGCTTTCGCAGTCGGAACTTGCCCTGCTTCCACCACTGGCTCACCGACGGAACTGCGTGATAATGGCCCAGACTGAGAAGACGACGACGCCAACCGCTATGGCGAGCGCGCTCAGCTCAATCTCTTGCAGCGTGGTGAGCTGCAGGCGCGGCGTATTCAATAGCCCGGTGAGCCACGTGATCATCGGTAGACCTTCTCGCAATCGCACTCGGCCTTCTCCACCGCCTCGTGTAGCTTGCGCAGCTCCTGCTGAACGTAGGCCTCCGACGCATACTCCGCGCCGAACCACAGCCCCGAGTCCTCTGCTTGTCGGGCCACAAAGCGCTTCAGCCGTCTCAACGCCACACACATCAGATAGCCATCCGCATCTGCCCGTCGTTATCGTGTGGCGTTACCATCCACACCGCTTCATGTCGTTGCGTCCGGGGCTCCCAGCGCTCCCCCGCCTCGTGAATCACACCCATCTTTGCCAGCTCCGTGATCCGCGGACGCACGACATAAACGTGTTTGCCAACGCGGTCTGCAATTTGAGTCGCGCCCATCTTGCCGCCGTGCATCAAGACATCCAGCACCTCGCGTTGCCGCGGCCCAAGCTCGGCCAGCGTTCGTATCCAGCTATCAAGCTGCGCGCGTGTGGACATCAGCGCCTAGTCAGCTTCCAGTAAATGATCAGCGGCGACAGCACTGCGAAGGCGATCAACGCCACCACAACGTTCGCTGCAAATTGCCACGGTTTCATAGTGAAACCCCCGATGTTAAACCCGTGTTTTTAAACATGGCCGTTCTCCTTCGGCATTCGCTTGGCAAAAGCCAATTTCGACACCATTTCTCGCACTTCTGCGGCTGTCGGCAGGTCCTCTTCCTTGGGATTCGGCGGCTGCGGGCGAGGCGGGGCATATTGCGGCACACCATAGGCCGGCTTGTTGTCGTATTTGCCCTCCATCACCTTCACGTGGTTTGTGTCGTTGGCGATCAGCCAGTCAAAGTCCGCGATCCACCCGCGATCGGATTGGCCCTGGCAGAACTTGGAGGCAGCGACCCGGCGAATCACCAGGCGCCAATATTCGAGGTTCGGGCGCTCAAGCCAGCGCAGGCGTATCTTGGCGCGGCGTTTGTCAGTCAGCGCTGTGACCTTCGGTAAAGCGCCGTTGTTGCCGTTCCAGGCCTCTTGAAGCTCAAGATAGGGGATCACGGGGCGGGGCGGCGTTTGTACCGCCGCGTCGCCTTGTAGTGTCTTTTCTTCTAACTTCTGACTTCTAACTTCTAACTTCTCTTGCGGGACATTGGCTGGACTCGGCTGGGACATTTCCGGGACATTGGTATGTTCCCGCTGCCAACGCTTCCGCGTTCTCTCGTACTCGCGCACCTTTTCTTCGCGGACGATGCGCCGGGACATGATCGTGACGCTGCCGCCCGTGCTTGTGATCTCGGCCACCTGGCACAGCTCCTCCAGCAAGCCGGCAAGCACCTCCTGGGTGACCCCGTGCTCAAAGGCCATCGCCGGCAGGGTACGCGTGTAGACCCCGCGCTGGGGTGCGTTCCAGCAATAGCAGAGGATGTCGATCCAGGCTGCCTTTGCCAACGGAGAGAGACGCCTGGTATCAACTAACCAGGCGTCCGGGAAAAACTGCATGAACGGTAACTTTGCCATCAACACCCTCGGCCTAAGCCGAGCCCCCAACCCTTAATTTCTTATCGGCAGACGACTTTGAGTACGCAGTAGATCACCGCGCAACGGAACAGCAACTCAAAGATGGCCTCCCAAAATGACTCCGGCTTTTTAAACACGAGAGTCTCCTATTCCCGAAATCTGCGGCCTCCCAGCGTCTATCCTGAAGCGCCCTTTCGAGCCTTTGTGTTGCCCGCCGGGAGGCCAAATCACAGCGGCGTACCTTGGTCTGTGTGGTCCTTGCTCTCGAAAATGAGCTTTGCCACGTGCGCGCGGGCCTTCACATCGGCCTCGCGCTTTGCGTTGATCTCATTGGCGTGGCACTCCCAGCAGGCCGTGCCAGCGACCGACACCTCGTTCTTGCCGCACTTCACGCACTTCACTTGGCGTCTCCGCCCATCCGTAATAAGCCCATCGTTCCGGGCTCGCGCGGCTTTTCATCTTTTTCTTGGGTACACGCCGTCAGCAGGCTACTCAGCACTAACACCGTCAGAGCTATCCGCTTCATGAAAACCCCCAGTGCCCGTCCCCAGACGATCCCTCTTGATCTGAAGGTGCTGCAGCCTGGTTCGGAGCTCGTGTTCCCGCTCGAGGAGCTTCGCCTGTTCGGCATGGAGCCCCTCGAGCTGTTTATGAAGCATCGCCATCTCGTTGTTGATGTCCTGTAGCGAGGGCATATCCGACATGCCTAGAAGTTCTCGTCTTGCGCGCCGGCGGTTGCCCGCTGCCGAACCGCGAGAATCTCCTTCATGCGCGCCACCACGTTGCCCTTGGATGGACCCTTTTCGATCTTCTCGTGGACAATCGTCGCCTCGATCTCCTTGCCGAGGCACCAGGAGGCGTCAAAGTCGAACACCCCCGGCTCCTCTTCCGGGAAGCCAAGCGCGCGGCATAGCGGCGCCATCAGCCAAACCATGAAGCGCTCGGTGTACGGCATCTCCTCGCCATCGACGTTGGCGGCGAACTTGAAGGCGTAATAGGCATACCCGCCCTTGGTCTCGCCCTTTTGCGGCACGTCAATGACTTTGAAGTGAAACGTCCCTTGCGGGAACAGGTCCCCGTTGGTATCGAGTCTCATTTAGGCCACCTTCTTTTTGGCATGCGGCGCGCCATTGGTTTTTACGGCAGCATCAGCCGTGCGTTCCTGCCCGATGTGGTCGAACTCGCCCGAGCGGAGCCGTTCGAGGCCCTTCTCGAGGATGTGGAGCTGCATGTTCTCGATCGCGGTCTTGCTGGCGGTGCCGAAGAGCGCGTTAAGGACGTCCATGCGCGCGTTCTTCTGCTCGACCGACATGCCCGACCAGCGGCGGTCAATTTCGTTGTGGAGGTTTTCGATGGCGATGTCTTTTTTCTTGCCGTACTCGAAGCGGCTATCCGGCGAGTCGGGGTGGAACAGGTCATCGCTGGATCGCTGCGTATCAACACCCACGTGCTCGCCGCCCAGGTTTAGCATCTGGACGTGCGGCAGAAAGGTCTCGAACGTCGGCTTGTCGAAGCATTTACCGTCGAGCTGGCTGAAACGATCGCCCAGGACCCACGCGCGCGGGATAAGGAACCCGGTGTTGGCCTCGGCGACCTTTTCCATTTCGACCAGGAGCGACGGCTCATACGCGAGGTTTTTCTCGGTCGACATCCGCGTCCCGGTTTTGATCAGCTCTTTTTTGCCGCGGTCGTTCGTCTCGTGGTCCCAGGTATCCTGCGACCGCCCGCAGACGATGACGTGCAGCTTGCAGTTGAGGTACTCGTCGGTGAAGGCGCTCCATTCCTTTTTGATCACGGCCCAATCCTGGAACTCGACATAGTCGAGGCCCTTTTTGCGCTTATAGGCCTCCATGATTTCCTTCCAAACGTGCGTCACGGAGTCGATGATCAGGATGTCGGCGACTTGCTGCGCCTCGCGCAGGACCGTAATCAGGTCCGAGAAGGCTCGGCTCTTGGTGGTCAACAGCTCCACCCCCGCCGGCTTGTACAGCGTCGGCAGGACGTACTCCGACCCGGTCTCCGTATCGAAGAACGCGATCGGCTTTTTAGACTTGATTGCTTTGTGAAGGCCGAGGGCGACGAGGGAAGATGTATAGGTCTTCCCGGATTTCGCGTCCCCGTAGATTCCCATCTTGAGGTAGCTCTGTTTCATTTGGGCTGGTTGTAGTAGGCTCATTTTTTTGTACTCCTTCGTTCAGGATAGACGCGTCGATGTTCAACGCGGCACACATCTGCTGCAGTTTTTCGATTGCGGGGAGCATCTCGGCAAAAGCCGATCGGCGCCCTTCCTCAAAAGCGGCCTTGTACATATCGCGCATGGCGTTGAGCTGGGGATTCAGCGCTTCAAGCAGGCTCACCATTGCGCGCGCTCCTTCTTGCGGCGTTCTTCTTGCCAAATTTCGATCTGCTCTTCGGCGGCGTCCCAAAGCTCCTGCGGCCCAAAATCAAGCGGCTCGGACATGGCGAACCTCCTTGCCACAGCTCTTGGCGTAGGTGCAAACCTCGGGGATCGGGCACCCTTCAAAGTCCGTGTTCTCGTGGATCCACTGCGCCAGGTCGACCAGGCACCCATCGCATTCGGGGTACACGTTCCATTCGAGCCCGTTGTGTTCGTGGCAGAGCTCGCAAAGGCAGTCGGGCGAGTGGTTGTCATTTGCGTAATGCGGCGTGTCGCAAAGCAGGCTCCGGCAGTTGTGGCTCATACGGCCTCCTCGGCCAGCGGCATTACGGTGGGGATCCCGCCGCGCTTCACCATCTCGGCGACCCAATACATCACGCCTTCCTTGGTGCTGCATACAGCCGAAACTCCGCATCCGCTGACTAAGTAGGTTTTCATAAGGCCTCCTTAAGCTGCCTTCCCAAGCCCCTGCTTTTCCTTGATCAAAATGAAGGCGTACAGCGCGCGCGGGCGAACCCGCGTAAGCGTCCCGATCTTGAATCCTGGCAGCTTGCCTTCATTCACCAGGTTGTAGGCGGTCGAGCGACCGCACTTCAGCTTGCCGGCGACGTCATCCATCTCCATCGCGTCAAGGTCCGACATCACTTCCTCGATGGGCATCTTGGCGACCTGCTCCAAAATCTCTCTTACTAGCCCGCCCTCTTTCGTTTGCTTCCTTGCCATCTTGGCCTCCTGTTCCATCTGGTCCGGCTAATCCATCCGTTGCGTCTGACGCCGTTTCGTGGTATCCTGTGGCCTGAAGTTGTCCACCTTGCGGCGTATCGTTCGGTTGTACAACTTCTGGCCTTTCCTGTACATGTTTTACCATGAGTTGATCAACTTGTCAAGGGAAAAAAGAGGCTATTTTGGACCTAATAGACCGTGTGCGCGGAGGTAGACGATAAAATGGCTAGAAAAGACCCCGTATTTAGACCGCAAATTAGCGCTGAAATGAGCGGCAGAATCGCGGATCGGATGGCTTTGGAGCGATATACGGGCTCCAGGCAGTCGTGGGTTGAAGGCGTAATCCTTCGCTATTTGGACGGGCTATTGGTGGAGGTGCCGCGGGATGCGGACGTCAGGGCGGTGCGTGTAAAGCACCAGGGAAAAGATGAGCACCGAAAAGCAGGCTGAGGCCGTACTCCAATTTTTGTCCCCGCGGCTGCGGGAAATACTGCGCCGCGTCGCTGAGGCTGATCGCCGCGACGCGCTGCAGGAGCTGGCCTGGTTAATTGAGGGTTATGCGAAAGGCAAACTGCAAGACGCCGGCGACTCTCTCCCGGCTACTCCACGTGTATCTTTAAACGATCTTCCGAATGTAAAACTTGTTGAGCAGGTCCGTGTTCGTCAAGTGCGACCTGTAGTTGCTGAAGTAGACTCACCGCAACCGACCGAGGATAGCGGCGAGTGATCCACCTACCCCCCTCGTAAGATTCAATTTCAATGAATCCCTCTCCCATGAATGCCCCCTCCGCGCCTTGGTGCCTGGTCAGACCAGGGAAGGCGACAGGGTTGGTTTATACTCCATTTGGCCTAAGAAAATCAAGGGTCTTCTGGACCCTATGGAAATACTGGAGGGGACAAGAAATGGCATGGATACAACAAGTCAGACGGAAAGATGGCAGCGCGACGTATTGGGTCAGAGATAAGCGGAACGGGCGACAGGTGAGCATATTCGGAGGTGTAACCCGCGGAGAGGCTGAGCTTAAACTGGAACAGTATGAAATCCGCCGGGACTTGGAAAAGGAAGGGTACGACGATCGGTACGAGAACGCTTACGACACGGACAGATTTATGGAGCGACTAAAAAGACGAGGAGGAGGAATCGGATGAAGCAAGGCAAAGAGATCGTGGGATTTGATTTTCAAGTAATCCCGCTGAACGATGCAGTGAACATGGTGATGGCAGGCGACGGGAACTATTCGGAGCTGAAGGCGAAGCTGCTCGACACTCTGCCGACACTCGAGGCAGAACAAGCATTTACCTTCGGGCTCCCGAATGGGAAAGAGGTGCCGGAGGATCAACGCCGAGGAATTTGCACCGCGCTAAACATTTGCATGCGCAAAGCTGGACACGCATGGCGCGCGACGTATTCAAGCTCAAAGCGACTCTTTGTGGTTGTGCCGAAAGGCAAGATCGCAATCGTGCGCGGGAGCTACAAGAAGCGCACTCCTCCCACCGACCCAGGGAACGGAAAGATGGAGGATGGACGCGCCGAGCGAGAAATAGAGTCGATGGTCATTGAGGCCTCGCGCATTTTCAAGGTAACGCCGGAGCAAATTCAAAAGGGCATGGGTCGAGGCAAAGCCGTCAGAAAAGCGATCTGCGCGGTTGCCTATGCGCGCAATGTTGCACCGCGGATCATCGCGCCGCACGTTGGCATTTCCGAAGGAGGCGTGAAGTTCAACGCCAAGCAGAACACAAAGTTCGCAAAAACCGAGATCGAAAAACTCACGCAGTTCTATAGGAGGTAGGTATGTCAATGTGGAGGGGCGCCGGATATCCAGTCTCAACAAAGGTGCAGCATCGAAACGGGTACATCAAAGTGAAGATCGAGGGCCAAGACGGAAAACCAAAATGGGAGGCCGAATCTCGCCGCGTGTGGGAGCTCCAAAGGGGGCCGCTTTCACCGGGAGATCGAGTCTTTCACATTGATGGCGATCGCACCAACAACAGAATTACCAACCTCGCGAAGGTTCACTATAACGAGGTGAAGTTCGTGTTCCTGAAACAATCGCGGGTGCTGTTCATGCCCAAAACCAAGGAGGCAAACCGTGGCGTGGATCGACAAGAGAAAAAATTACAGACTGCGGGACAGAATCGGCGGTAAGAACGTCACCATTGTCCGCAACCTAGGCGTCTGGAAGGGCGCGGCTGATAATTGGCTGGTGGAGTACAAGAAGGCCCTGGCACAGGGGTTTACCTTCACGCCGCCGATCGTCGTGGCGGACATAGAGAACTTTTTGAAGGCCAGACGTGATGGCCTCGATGCGCCCGATATGGCGCGCCGGATCCCGATGGAGGAGATGGTGGACCTCTATGTTCAGCATCACGGCCCGTCGGTGAAGGGGTTTAAGGAGTATCACGAGGCTAAGGCGAATGGGCATGGCAAGAGCAGGACCGCCTATTACGGGTTTTGCTGCCAGATGAACCAGATTAAGCGCTGGTGGGCCGGCAAAATGTCCGACGAGATCTCGAAGCTCGACGTGCGCGACGTTCTGGCAGGCTATACCAGCGTCGGCTCTCACATGAAGCTTCTCGGCAGAATTGGAAGGCTCTTTCGGGCCTTCGCTGAATGGAACGAGGAGGGCAACATCCTCCCGTTCAAAGTGCGCCTGCCAGCGCACAACCCGGCGACGAAGTGGCGTAAGGAGATGAAGCCGGCCCAAAAAAGGGAGCTGCCAGACACCAGGGTGCTATCTCCAGAGGAATGGACGCATTTCCGTAAATTCCTCAAATCGCGCACCCTGGCTATTTGTGAAATCGCATTGAAGCGCTTCCTGCGGATAGCGGACATCAGGAAGATCAGCCAGCTCAAGATCGTGCAGGGCCAGATCCGTGGGCTGCAAGAGAAGACCGGGGAGGCGTTCAGCGTCCCGGTACTTGCCGAGCAACCTACCGGGTACGACTTCACGAACTTTAAGCGGGAGTTTCACGCGGCGCAGGTCGCGGCTGGGATGGATTGGCCTGCAGATCACCCGCTGCATTTCTCGGTGAAAGACCTCCGGCGCACGGGCGCCACCTGGGCCTACATCGAAACGAAGGACCTCGTAGGAGTCAGCGAAATGCTCGGGCACAGAAACATTAAAACGACGATTCGATACCTCAACATCACGCATGCCGACAAGGCGCGGATTGCCCGGGCTGTCGATAAAATCGCCGATCAACTATGGGGCAAGGCGCCCCGCGGTGGAGCGCCGGTGGAGCATACGTCGGGAGCCCGCAAAAAGTTGAGCACCTAATGGACAATGTGGATCAACTGGAATGCGATTAAACCGCTTATTTTGCACCTTTTACCGTCGGAGAGAAGGGTCGGGGATTCGATTGCCCATGTCAAGGGCGCGTCCTTCCGTCGGTGGCGCGCTTGCTAGGGGAGCACTGGTGGAGCAAATTCTAAAAAAATGGTGCCCGGTACAGGGCTCGAACCTGTGACCTCCACAATGTCAATGTGGCACTCTACCAGCTGAGCTAACCGGGCGCATGACGTCTATCCTACTAAAATGGACTGGATGGACGCATTGGACAGTTATTTGTGGCGCCGTTTCCCTGTGACCGGGTCGAGGTTGTACATCTTGTTCAGGCAGTCGTTAACCATGAACGAGAAGTTGCCCTGGTACTTTTCCTCAGCCAGTTCCTCTAGGTTTTTAAGGCGCTCCGCAGCTGCTTCGCCCCGTATATAGATTTTCTTGGAAATTTCCATATCCCCGGTAGGATATCAGGCGGGCAGTGTGTCGCACAAGGCCTGATCTGGACAGGACAGACCAGATATACTATA